ACGACCAGTCAGTACCCTTCACTCGTCCTGACACTGATGTAACTGACGTACCAACGATTACTGGATTGCCTGAAGGCACCAATGACGGGAGTTTATAATGGCACTATCAGCAAGTTTTGACTTTACCCTGAATAGGGATGAGCTGATTAAGAGAGCACTGCTCATGATTGGTGCAGTGTCTCCTAGTCAGACTCTCAGCTCTACAGTACTGTCTGATGCTTCCCAAGTCCTGAACCTCATGCTTAAGGCATGGCAGGCAGATGGTATGCAACTCTGGCAAGTGACTGAGAAGAGTATTACTCCTGTAGCAGATCAGGAGACTTATACACTAGGCCCCTCGGGCAGTGTGGTACTGCCGGGGAAGCCAGTAGAGATACTGGAAGCCTATAGGCGCTTAACATCTACAGAGAATGACGTGCCTTTGATTAGGCAAAGCCGTACAGACTACTGGGCGCTGAATAATAAGTCAGCTTCTGGAGTGCCGGTGAACTTCTACTTTGAGATCAAGCAAGCCGTAGGAGCAAATGACTTCACGGTATGGCCTGCACCAGACACGACCTTCGCCGCCAATAACACAATTGAGATTCTGTACCAGAAGCCCTTCGATGATTTGGATAGTGGTACAGACAACCTAGCCTTCCCGCAGGAATGGGAACTTGCAGTCACTTATGGCTTAGCAGTTATCCTTGCTCCAGAGTATGGATTGGCTCTTGCAAACCGCAAGATGCTCCGTGAGGAAGCTAAGGAAGAGAAGCAGCGAGTACTGGACTGGGATCAAGAACACACTAGCGTTTATTTTCAACCAGAACCGAGATTCAAATAATGGGTAAATACACAGGAGCCGGACAGGGCGCAGGTAAGGGGAGTTTAAATGCACGACTCCCACTCATCACTGAGGAGCACATAGACGCTTTCTCTGGTGCGACAGTCAGTTCCAGAAGTGGTCTTGTGTATAACGGAATCGTAGACAGGTATGCTGGTGAGAAGGATCGGGTGTACGTCACCCAACGTCCAGCGGTTAAGGTGTTCTCCGATGTGAGTGCAGACGCTCCTTCAGCTTCAGCTAAGGGCCGAGGAATGCACTACTGGTCTGCTAACAACACAAGGTACTTCGTCAATGACGGTACCATCTACAAAGATACTTACGACACTCCTCTGACAGTCGCAACTGTTGGTGGTAGTGCTACAGTTATGACATCAGGAACTGAGAAGGTATACTTCGCTGAATGGTCTAGTGCGTATAACGACTACCTGTTCATCATAGTACCTGAGTCGAATCAGACGTTCGTAATACAGGCGACTGACGTAGCGGCTGTTGGTGACGAAGAGCCTATCAATCTGACTGACGTAGCTGCCGTAGGTACCACTGGCACAGGTACTCCCTTCCATGCTTCCGAGACATGGGACTTAGCTGGATGGGAAGACGTAGTGAGCAATGGCATGGCACATGGCGCAGCTGAGCTTGACCAGTACCTGTTTCTGGCTACGACCACTGGTAGGATTTACAACAGTAATGTTGACAACTACCTGCACTGGGAAGCAATTGACTTCCTTACTGCTGAACGTGAGAACGATGACCTACTGTACTTGGATAAGCACAAGGATCACATTGTAGCGTTTGGCTCCAAATCAACGGAGTTAATGTATGACGCAGCTAATGCAACCGGGTCTCCTCTTACTCCGCGTAAGGATATTTATCACAATATCGGAATCGTGTCTGGTCAGGATGCTTGGCGTAATGGGGATGACATTTACTTCCTTGGCATGAAGCCTTCCGGCGCATTCCATATGTACACGCTCCGTGATTATCAGCTGGCAGAAGACAGTACTAGCACCATCGACTCCTACCTGAAACATGGTAAGACAGAGGCTAGCTTGTACACAGTACTAAGTGGGTTCGCTACAGGCAATCATACGTATGCTATCTTGACTGTATTCGACTCTTCAGCTGTCCCACAGATATCCTTAGTGTATGATGATAGCTCTAGGATGTGGTACGAGTGGGAAACTAACATTGTGGACAACATCAAGTTCCCACTAATGAGTTGGTCTACCCGTACACCTGATGATGTTGTGACTGCTGAAGGAATCTTCTCTAATGGAGATATCTTCTTCATTGAAGATAACTTTATACCCATTGATGGTACTTCACTCTTAGGAGCATATTTCTCAGAGGACTACACTACGCCTCTGGATGCTGTGACTGGGTACTCTGCGTCCTCCCTGTCTTCTGGAGAGTTCTCTAACATCCAGTTGAAGGTACAGATAGCCAACTACGACTTTGACAGTTCTGACACTAAGTTCATGTCGAATCTGAAGTACGTAGGGAATAGGACAGCTGATGCTCAGACCTTGACGGTTGAGTGGTCGGATGACAACAAGGTATCATGGGAGTCAGCAACAATCGACACCTCGATACGGGAGCAGATTAACCGTCTGGGTTCCTTTGAACGTAGGGCTTTTCGACTCACCTATCAGGGTGATGAGCAAGTCCGAGCAGAGGCAGTCGAGGTCACTTACACACAGGGTACTTCATAATGAGCCAAATAGAGCCACCACCAAATAAGGTAGCACAGTTCGCCAGCGAATGGAAGAACTGGCTATATAACTTATGGAACAGCCAAGCAGATCAGGAATCTAGAATTGCTGCATTAGAAGCTGCTAGTGGTGGTGGTTCTGCTGGCTTAGCGTGGATAGAGTCAGTAGATTTGGTTGCTGCCTCAACAGGTACTTACGAGTACATAGGTATACCAGATACTACTAATAGGATCAGATTAGTGATTCATGGGGTATCCTCTACTGCTTCTGAAATACCAAATTTGGGTATAGGAGACTCCACAGGCTATGCGGCTGTTGGTAGGGTAGCAACAAACTACAGTGCTACAACAATCCATAGGACTAATGGTACTGTAGCTTTACATTCTGGTACTGCTGCCGCTTCTGATATTTTCTATGGCTGGGTGGAGTTTACTAGACTACGTGATCCGGGGTCTACTACTGAGTACTGGGAAGTAAATGGGATGACTCACGAATCTGCTGCCGAGGTTAATTCAATAGCTGGCTATATAAATAATAGTACAGAGGCAGTAGATAGAATAAAACTCACCCTTGCTACTGGTACGTTTGATAGTAATTCTACTGTAGCACTGTACCATGATTGAGGATTTAACATGACAATGACATACAGATCATCTGGGACTGCACTAACCAATGCCCAGATCGACAGCAACATCAAGACAGTACAACATAGGTATAATGGTATTCCAATTGTATCTGCTGCTACACTGACTCTCGATAATGAATATAATTACTTTGTCGTGACTGGTTCTGTTGCCATGACTGCTCTACCTGATGTCTCAGCTGGGTATCGAATCACAGTAGAGTTTACTGGTGCGCCTCTTCTCACGCACGGAGCAGCTTTCATTATGCCGGGCGGTGTCAACATACAGGTAGCGGCTGGTGATGTAGCTGTGTTCGAGCAGGAAGCCACTGGTACTCAGACTTGGCGCTGTGTTAGCTTTACCTACGCAGCCAACGTCCTTGAGACTTATGTAACTCAGTCTGCTGGAGATAACAGCACGAAAGTAGCTACTACAGAGTATGTAGATGCAGCAGCAGCTGCCCTACCGGGATGGGAGTTCTTTGCAGCATTGCCGGGGATAGGTGGAACATCTCCTGAAATCACAGGAATACCCGCTGATGTCAAGGGCATTAAGCTGGTCCTGTCTAATGTGCAGCACGATGAGGCAGCATCCAATTCTCACCTGTACTTCTATCTGGGCTATAATGACTCTTGGACAGATACTAATACGGGTGTAGTTCAGGAATGGTCTTCCAGTAGTGCCAGCTGGCCCGGTACTGGAGCATTCATCTCTAGGACCGTGCTGGATACGGATGTTACTCATGGAATAATCACCTTGAACAAATTGGAAGGGTTAGATACTTGGGTAGTGTCTGGGGCAGTGATGAACAGTGGTACGAACTCAGTACATGAGACAGTAGGTCAAATAGGTCTAGCTGGTGCGTTGTGGAAGCTGAAATGGTTCTGGACTCCCGGCGACCAGCTTGTAACTTCTGACTTTGATGTTTGGATAATGAGATGACTATAGTATACAGAACAGATGGCGCTGCCATAGACAACAGTGTGATGGATGATAACTTCGAGCAGCTGTCTAACAGGTACTCAGAAGCTGACATAGGTTCTTCGGCGGCTCTCTCTCCTACTGATGGATACTCGTACTTCACTGTTAGTGGTAACACTGATATTACTTCTATCAACGATGTCCACATTGGTCATAGACTAGCTTTGAAGTTCACTGAAGCTGGTGGAGCCATAGGGCATGTCACTTCCTTGCTGATGCCCGGTAGTACTACTATCACTTGGAGAGCTAACGATACGGCTATCTTTGTGAATGAAGCAGCTGGCGTGTGGCGCTGTGTGAGTTATCAACGTGGAGATATCTCTCCTATGGGAGCAGCCCTACAGTCACCTGATGACAACTCTACACTGGCAGCTTCTACAGCCTACGCCGACGCCGCTAATACAGCAGCAGAGGATGGGGCAAAGAAGAAGTGGGAACTCTTAGATACTTTTACAGCTGATGGTACAGCTGACTGGGGAGAGAATACAGCAGTACAGGATGACGTAGTAGCTATTAGAGTATTAATTGATGGCTTTCATAAGGATGTGACAGACACC